AAACTCAAAACCGTGGATGCGATGACCTTATGATCTCGCTCGATGACAAGCTCGACCAGGACTACAGCAAGGACGAGAGCGACACCCATAATCTGGACGTGCGTCGTCGCGAGTTCGAGCAATATGCCGGCGTCAAGGCCAGGGAGATCGATGAGCAACGGCTCAATTGGCGCTATTACCATGTCGACCAGTGGACCCCGGAACAGCTCAAGGTTCTGAAAAAGCGCGGCCAGCCGCTGATCACGTTTGATCGCACGGGGCGAAAGATCGACAGCCTCAATGGCACCATCCGGCGCCTGCGCACCGACCCGAAATGCTTTGCCATGGTGCCGAACGGCGAACAGGGCGCCGAAGTCGCCACCCATGTGATCCGCGCCATCTGCGACGCTTCCGATGCCGAAGGCCTGGAGGTCGATTGCTGCATGGACGGCATGGTGCATGGCTTTGCGGTGGATGAGCTGACGCTGGTCAAAGGCGACAAGGGTGATCCCGATCTGCGCTTTCAGTACGTCGACCCCAAGACCTTCTTCTATGATCCGCGATCGCTCCGCACCAACTTCTCCGACACGCGGTTTCACGGCGTCTACAAGTGGGTGATGCGCGACGAACTCGAGATCCTCGGCGAAGAGGTGATGCAAAAGGTCGAGGCGTTTGCTCCCGACGATGGCGGCTACGGCACCGCCTTCGACACCGAACGCGAGGAGGTGTGGGTCGATAGCCGGGGCCGCATCCGCCTGGTCGATCACTGGTACAAGCGCGGTGGCGTCTGGAAATGGTGCCTGCACACGGGCCAGATCGTCTTGATGGAAGGCGACAGCCCGTTCTTCAATCCCAGGGGACAGTCGATCTCGAAATACAATGCGTTCGCCTGCATGATTGACGTCGACGGCGATCACTACGGCTTTGTCCGACGCTTGCGCGGCCCGCAGGATGCGATGAACCAGCATCGCTCCAAAGCCATCCATCTGATGAACACAAGGCAGATCAAGATCAAAGAAGGCACCGTCGATGACATCGAGGTGACGCGCCGGGAAGCCGCGCGCGCCGACGGCACGCTGGTCTATCGCGGCATGAAGGAGGATCTCGAGATCCTGCAGCCCGATCAGGAGTTCATCCAGCAGACCTCCTATTATCAGGATGCCAAGACCGAGATCGACAGCTTCGGCCCCAACCATCAGCTGATCCAGCAATTTGGTCAGAACGTCTCTGGCCGTGCGGCAAGTGCCCTGCAGCAAGCGGGCCTCGCGGAGCTGGGGCCGTTCCTGAAGAATTTCAGAATGTGGAAGCTGTCGCGCTACGAGGCGGCTTGGTGCGCGGCGCAACGCTACTGGACGTCAGAGCGCATGCTGCGCGTGTCCGGCGATCAGCAGGTCGCGCAGTTCATGCAGATCAACGGCGTTCAGCTCGATCAATTCGGTCTGCCGCAGCTGGTCAACATGCTCGGCAACATCGATGTCGAGATCCGGGTCGATGAAGGACCGGACACCGAGACCGTGATGGGCGACGTGTTCGACCTGTTGATGGCGCTGTCGCAGAACAATGTCGCGATCCCGCCGGCTGTGATCATCGAGGCCTCCAGCTTGCCAATCTCCGAGAAGCAGAAGCTGACCACGATGCTCAATCAACCCGATCCGATGAAGCAGCAGGCACAGCAGCTGCAAATCCAGGGCGCGCAAGCCACCATCCAGAAGACCCAGGCCGAAGCCGAGAAGCTGCATGCCGATGCCGGTAAGGCGCAGACCGGCGGCATCCTCAACCTGGCAAAGGCGCAGACCGAAGGCATGCCCGACGGGCCGCCGCAACCGAAATCGCCGATCGACATTGCCGAACAGCTCGCCAACATCAACGAGACCAACGCCACCGCGCAACACAAGCGCGCCAGCGCCGATGCGCTCGATCACAAGGCGCTGATGTCGCCGCTGCAGCTACTGGCCGATCACGCCCAGAGAAATGCCGATCGCAGCGTGAGCGACTTCCACTCTTCGGTCGACCATCTGCACAAGAACCAAGATCGCATGATGGAAGACTTCCACCGCTCGAAAGACCGTGAAGCGCAGAAAGCGCAGCGCGCCAACCAGGTCGTCTAAACGCCGCCGGGAGCGATATCCCGGCCACGTCTACCGTGAACGACATCACGGCCACGCCGCCGGGAGCGACATGCCCGGCCACGCCACACTGGTGAGCGACATCACCGGGGAGATCACGACATGACGGATGTTACCCAAGGCGCAGACGCGCCTGACGATGCCGCGTTGTTTCAGGAAGCAACTGGCGACACGTTGGACGCATTTGAGAACCCGAAAGAGCAACCAGGTCAGCCGGCTGACAAGCCGGTCGACAAGCCACCGGAAGAAAAGCCGGCTGAAAAGCCCGCAGAAGAACCGCCAATCCCGGCGGGACGCTTGCGGGAAGAGGCAGAGGCACGACGACGAGCGGAACGCGAGCGCGATGAATACGCGGCGCGGATTGCAGCGTTGGCGAAACCCCCGCCGCAGCAGGAGAAGCCAGACCTCTTTGCGGACCCTGAAAAGTTCGTGATGAGCCTGGTCAAACCCTTGCTGGAACAGCAGGCGCAGGAACGGCAGCTGGAGCGCGAAAACACCTCGATGGAACGGGCCGCGGAGCGGTTCGGTCCAGAGATGGTGGCACAATCGCGCGGTGCGCTCGAACACTTCATGCAGCGTGGGGACCAGCAAGCCTGGGACACCTACAACCGCGCGATGAAGAGCCATGATCCCTACGGCGTGATTGCCGGATGGTTCCATGAGCGTTCGCAGCTCTACCAGTTGCAGCAGGCCGGTGGCATCGAGGCACTTCGCAAAAAGGAGCGCGAAGAGGCTTTGAAAGATCCTGAGTACCTCAAATCGGCTCTCGAATACGCCAGGAAGAACGCGACCACGAACGGCAACTTTGCCAATCGGGCGCCCGTCAATGCCGCGATCCCCAACATCCCATCGCTCGGAAATATCGGAGCGGGAGGCGGGGAACCCAACCCTCAAGAGCCTTCCGATGCCGAACTGTTCCGGGCCGCAACGTCAGCCAAGCGGCGCTAGGGAATAACGGCGCCGCTCCCGAAGAGGGACTGCGGCAATGCTTACTCCAAATCACGTTCAATCCGAACTCATCAAATTCCGTCGCCAGGTCATCTCTGATTTCCTGCGGCGATCGCGTTTCGACCCCTTCATGGGCGAAAGCTCTTCCAGCGTCATCGTGCGCCTGGCCGATCTTGAAGCCGATGGCAAAGAGGTCAACATCCCGCTCGTCAACCAGCTGTCAGGTGCCGGTGTCGGCGCCGGAACGCTGCGCGGCAATGAAGAAATGATGGACAGCTACGGCTTTCCACTCTGGTGCGACTGGGCACGCAACGCTGTCGCCAACAACCGTGCCGTCAACAAGGAGAGTTCCTTCAACGTGCGCTCGACGGCGCGCGATCTCTTGCGTGGCTGGGCGCGTCGCATCATCCGCGACGATCTCACCGATGCGTTGCTGTCAATCCCGACCGCAAGCATTCAGACCAACCGCCTGGTTTCGCCAGGCAACCGGGTCAACGGTGTCAGGTGGGCATCCGCAACCACGGCACAGAAAAACTCCTGGGTCGCTGCCAACCAGGACCGCACGCTGTTCGGCAACGCGATCGGCAACAACTCGACCACGTTTGCGACCGCGATCGGCAACGTCGACGCCGTCAACGACAAGATGAGTGCTGCCGTCGGCTCGCTCGCCAAGTCGCTCGCCAAGCAAAGCGGCGTGTCGCCGTCCAACCCCGGTGTCTACAACGGCAGGCCCAAGATCACGCCCTGGGAGATGCCAGAGACCGACGAAGAGATGTATGTCTGCTTCCTCGGCGATCGTGGCTTTGCCTCGCTGCAAGGCGACCCGACCATGTACCAGGCGAACCGCGACGCACGCGCGCGGGAAGGCAATCCCGTCACGTCGAACCCGATCTTCACGGGCGGCGCGCTGATGTACGATGGAATATTGTATAAAAATATTCCCGAGATCACGCAGCGGTTGCTGCTGGTTGGTGCTGGCGCCGGCCCGGTCGACGTCGAGCCGTTCTTCCTCTGCGGCCAGGCAGCTCTGGGCTATGCGATGGGCCAGATGCCGCGCCCGACCACGCTGGAGGATGGTGACTATGAGTTTGTCACCGGTCTCGGCATCGAGTGTCAGCTCGGTGTTGGCAAGATCGCCAAGGCCCCGATGATTGGAAGCCTGGCGCCATCGAGCGACCTTGGCACCCTCGTTGACTGGGGCATGGTGACCGGCTTCGTCGCCGCTCCGACGCCCGCCTGATCAATCGCGCTCGCTGGCTCACAGCGGGCGCTTTTTCTTTTCCTCACACTTAAGGGACACCAGCCATGGCAACTCGCAGGGCTTATACTCAACCACAGCAGGGCAGCAACGCCTTCGCCCGCACCAAAAAGGTGTACGGCGTCGCCATTCTTCCCATCCTCGCTGCCGACGTCGGCACCATCAACAACGTGGTGACGTGCTTCATCGTGCCAAAGGACTTCGTCATCCAGACCATCACCTTCACGGCACCGTCGCTGGCGGCATCGGCGCTCACCCTATCGATCGGTGACGCTCTGAACACCGCACGCCTGGTCTCGGCCTCGACTATTGGCGTGGCCGGCGGCACGGTCACAACCTTGGCGGCTGGCGGCCAATACTACCAGTATCCAGCCGACACCGAGATCCAGCTGCTGGTCGCCGCCGCAGGCGTCACGCCAGCCGCCGGCAACATCACCAACTTCTACCTGGAAGGCTTCATCGTCTAGGCGTCGAGCGGTCCCGGTGGGACCGCTCATTTCACATGAAACAACGGCATCGCAATTGCGAGCCTGGAGGACAGCACCATGACCCAGAAAATCAGCGTGATCTACAAGGCGCCTGAGGGCGACAGCAAGGTGACGGAAGCTTTCGGCCACACCTTCTTCGACGGCAAGGCGGAAGACATCGAGGTGTCCGATCGGATCGCCGAGAAGATCAAGAACAACCCGGTGTTCAACCCTGGCGGCAAAGGCGCGCCGAAACCCCACGAACAGCCCCACGACCAAGACGGCGACAAGAAGCACAAGTAAATGCCGCTCTCCCACACGTCAGACGAGCTGATCAACAAGGCCGCGGCGATCCTCGGGCGCTATGTGCCTGGGGAGGCCCTGGGCGCGGTCGAGCATGACACCATCGACCGCTGCATCGATGACGTGTTGGAAGAGGTCGGCAAGATCATCACCATTGTCGACCGCAACGAGATCCCGAACCTGTTGTTCGAGACCGTTGCCAGGCTGGTGGCAATCTACGCTGCCGCGGAATTTTCCAACCAGCCGGTCGACCTCGGCATCGTCAACCAGCACGAAGCGCGGTTGCGCTACCTGATCGCGCAGACGCCGACCTACGAGGTTTTGACGACGGTTTACTTCTGATGGTGGACATCCCGTTTCCCGTTCTCAACGCGCCAGGGAGGCTTCCCCAGGCCGCGGGAGGCCGCCTGATCAATTGCTACCCGGAACAGCTGCCTGCCACTGCCGGCAAGCCCTACGCTTACTGGCGCACGCCGGGATTACGTCCCTGGGGAACGTCGGGCGGCTCGAACTATCGCGGCGCGCTGCTGGTCAACAATCTCCTCTATGTGGTGATCGACAACACGCTCTGGCAGTTTTCGCCAGGTGGCGGCGCCGGCACCGCGATCCCAGGCACAGTCCCCGGCGAGAAGCCGGTGACGATGGCGCGCAACAACGCGACCACGCCCGACGTCGTCATTGTCTCCCCTGGTGAGGGCGCGGTGATTGTCGCCTCCGGGGCGATCGCGGCCTATCCGGTCGGGAGCGGCGGCGCCACCGTGGGGCAACCGAACTCGGTGGTGTTCCATCGCTCGTTCTTCATCTTCACCTATGGCGACGGTCACACCCAGGCCTCGGACCCGAACTCGCTCAACATCAACGGCCTGAACTTCGCCAACGCGGAGAGCAAGCCCGACACGCTCTACCGCGCCATCCCGCTCGGCAACGGCCAGCTGCTGTTGTGCGGTTCCGCCTCCATGGAAGTGTGGGGCGGCGAGAACGACACCGGCTATCCCTTCTCCTATATCGCGACCATTGCCCGTGGCATTGTCGGCCCATCGGCGATCGCCGGCCATGACGACGGATTTGGCAAGGGGATATTTTTCGTCGGTGACGACGACAAGGTCTCGACGCTGACCGGCTACACACCGACCCCGATCTCGGTGCCGGATCTCGACCTCTTGATCGAGGCGGAACCCGACCGGACCCAGATCACGGTGTCGGTCTATGTCAGTGAAGGCCACGGCATGGTCGCGGTCCAGGGGCCAGCCTGGTGCTGGGAATACGACACCACGCTGCAGCAATGGCATGAGCGCAAGTCGCACCTGGTCGACTACTGGCGCGGGCTTTTTCCGGTCAACGCCTTCGGGTTCTGGATCTGCGGCGATCAGAACAGCGGCAACCTCGCCGTGATCGACGGCAAGACCAATGACGAGTTCGGCGATCCCCTGTTGATCACGATCGAGACCGGGCCGCTCGGTGCGTTTGCAAAGAAGATCCGCATCAACGCCATTGAACTGTATTTGACCAAAGGCGTCGGTGTCGCGACCGGCCTCGACCCATTGCAGACCGATCCTGACATCTCGATCCAGATCTCGCGCGATGGTGGCATGACCTGGTCGCCGCCGCGCTTCGTCAAGGTCGGCAAGCAATCCCTGACCGACGGGCGGGTGCGCGCGGCGATCTGGGGCCAGGCGCAAAACCAGGGCGTGCGCTGGCGACTGAAAGAAAGCGCCTCGGTGAGTTTTGGGTTTATGGGCGCCGATATGGCAGTGGATGCGCTGCGATGAAGATCACGCTGCCTTCACAACTCGTCCAGGTCGATATCCCCGAAGGCGTCGACCCGATCTGGTTTGAAAAGTTTCAACAGCTCACAGCGTT